GGTGCGCCGTTCCGCTACAGCTTCAGCGCCCTGAAGGACCGCCATAATGCCGTTGAGGTGAACTGGATTGACCCGAATAACGGCTGGGAGACGGCGACAGAGCTTGTGGAGGACACGCAGGCCATTGCCCGTTACGGTCGTAACGTCACGAAGATGGATGCCTTTGGCTGTACCAGCCGGGGGCAGGCACATCGCGCCGGGCTGTGGCTGATTAAAACAGAACTGCTGGAAACGCAGACCGTGGACTTCAGCGTGGGCGCAGAAGGGCTTCGCCATGTGCCGGGCGATGTCATTGAAATCTGTGATGATGACTATGCCGGTATCAGCATCGGCGGGCGCGTGCTGGCGGTAAACAGCCAGACCCGGACGCTGACGCTCGACCGTGAAATCACGCTGCCATCCTCCGGTACCACGCTGATAAGCCTGGTTGACGGAAGTGGCAATCCGGTCAGCGTGGAGGTTCAGTCCGTCACCGACGGCGTGAAGGTGAAAGTGAGCCGTGTTCCTGACGGCGTTGCTGAATACAGCGTGTGGGGGCTGAAGCTGCCGACGCTGCGCCAGCGCCTGTTCCGCTGCGTGAGTATCCGTGAGAACGACGACGGCACGTATGCCATCACCGCCGTGCAGCATGTACCGGAAAAAGAAGCCATCGTGGATAACGGGGCGCACTTTGACGGCGACCAGAGCGGCACGGTGAATGGTGTCACGCCGCCAGCGGTGCAGCACCTGACTGCCGAAGTCACCGCAGACAGCGGGGAATATCAGGTGCTGGCGCGCTGGGACACGCCGAAGGTGGTGAAGGGTGTGAGCTTTATGCTTCGCCTGACCGTAACAGCGGATGACGGCAGTGAGCGGCTGGTCAGCACGGCCCGGACGATGGAAACCACTTACCGCTTCACACAACTGGCGCTGGGGAACTACAGGCTGACAGTCCGGGCAGTAAATGCGTGGGGGCAGCAGGGCGATCCGGCGTCGGTATCGTTCCGGATTGCCGCACCGGCAGCGCCGTCGCGGATTGAGCTGACGCCGGGCTATTTTCAGATAACCGCCACGCCGCATCTTGCGGTATGATCCGACGGTACAGTTTGAGTTCTGGTTCTCGGAAAAGCGGATTGCGGATATCAGGCAGGTTGAAACCACAGCACGCTATCTTGGCACGGCGCTGTACTGGATAGCCGCCAGTATCAATATCAAACCGGGCCATGATTATTACTTTTATATCCGCAGTGTGAACACCGTTGGCAAATCGGCATTCGTGGAGGCTGTCGGTCAGCCGAGTGATGATGCATCAGGCTATCTGGATTTTTTCAAAGGAGAAATCGGGAAAACACATCTGGCCCAGGAGCTGTGGACGCAGATTGATAACGGTCAGCTTGCGCCTGACCTGGCTGAAATCAGGACGTCCATTACGGATGTCAGCAATGAAATCACACAGACCGTCAATAAGAAACTGGAAGACCAGAGTGCAGCGATCCAGCAGATACAGAAAGTTCAGGTTGATACAAATAATAACCTGAACAGCATGTGGGCTGTGAAGCTGCAGCAGATGCAGGACGGACGCCTTTATATTGCGGGTATCGGTGCCGGTATTGAGAACACCCCTGACGGCATGCAGAGTCAGGTGCTGCTGGCGGCAGACAGGATTGCGATGATTAATCCTGCGAATGGCAACACAAAACCGATGTTTGTTGGTCAGGGCGATCAGATATTCATGAACGACGTGTTCCTGAAACGCCTGACGGCCCCCACCATTACCAGCGGTGGAAATCCACCGGCATTTTCCCTGACACCGGACGGAAAGCTGACCGCTAAAAATGCGGATATCAGTGGCAGTGTGAATGCGAACGCCGGGACGCTCAACAATGTCACGGTAAATGAAAACTGTACGATTAAGGGCATGCTGGAGGCGACTCAGGTCAGAGGTGACTTCGTTAAAGCTGTATCCAAATCATTCCCGAAACAGGCTGGTACGTGGGGTAATACGGAAACACCAAACGGGACGGTTACAGTCACCATCAGCGATGATCATAACTTTGACCGTCAAATCATTATTCCGCCCATTATCTTTAACGGAATAGCGTATAGCGATCCGGGAAGTGGTAATAACCCGGGAGGTACAAGATACACGGGTTATGGTTTTGAAGTTCGCAAAAACGGTGTATTAATCGCATCCAGAGAAACTAAAGGGGCCATTCCCGGTAGCTACAGTGCGGTTATTGATATGCCGAGTGGCAGGGGAAGCGTCACTCTGGAGTTTAAGATTTTCCAGAAAGGCAATCAGGGCGCAGGTAACATCACAGACTGTACGGTGATTGTGACCAAAAAAGCTGCTTCCGGTATCAGTATCCGTTGAAATATTTATAACCCCAATACGGGCGCCAGAAATGGCGCCTTTTTTATTTGTGGAGTGAGTATGGCAGTACAGATTTCAGGTGTGCTGAAAGATGGTGCGGGAAAACCAATACAGAACTGCACTATTCAACTGAAGGCAAAGCGTAACAGCACCACGGTACTGGTGAACACGGTGGCCTCTGAAAATCCGGATGAAGCCGGGCGTTACAGCATGGATGTTGAGTATGGCCAGTACAGCGTTATCCTGCTTGTTGAAGGTTTTCCGCCTTCACATGCCGGAACCATTACCGTCTATGAAGGTTCCAGACCAGGTACGCTGAATGATTTTCTCGGTGCCATGACGGAAGATGATGTCATGCCGGAAGCATTGCGTCGTTTTGAGGAAATGGTGGAAGAAGCGGCACGCAACGCCGAAGCCGCCTCTCAGAGCGCAGCGGCGGCAAAGAAATCCGAAACTGCAGCGGCATCATCGAAGAACGCGGCGAAAACCTCAGAAACGAATGCAGCTAATAGTGCACAGGCGGCAGCGACCTCAAAGACTGCATCGGCAAACTCCGCGACAGCAGCCAAAAAATCAGAAACCAACGCGAAAAACAGCGAGACAGCCGCAAAGACGAGCGAAACCAACGCAAAGTCCAGCCAGACGGCAGCGAAAACCAGCGAAACGAATGCCAAAGCCAGTGAAACTGCGGCAAAAAACAGCCAGGTTGCAGCAGCCCAAAGCGAGAGCGCGGCAGCCGGTTCTGCGACTTCAGCAGCTGGATCAGCAACTGCTGCGGCTAACAGCCAGAAAGCTGCGAAGACGAGTGAAACTAACGCAAAGTCCAGCCAGACGGCAGCGAAGACCAGCGAAACGAATGCCAAAGCCAGCGAAACTGCGGCGAAAAACAGCCAGGATGCAGCAGCCCAAAGCGAGAGTGCCGCAGCTGGTTCTGCAAGTGCGGCGGCTTCTTCTGCCACTGCATCAGCCAACAGTCAAAAAGCAGCAAAAACCAGTGAAACCAACACAAAGGCGAGCGAGACTGCGGCGACTAACTCGGCGAAAGCATCCGCTGCAAGCCAGATGGCTGCAAAAGCAAGTGAAGACGCAGCCAGGGAGTACGCAAGCCAGGCAGCTGAGCCGTATAAACAAGTTTTGCAGCCGTTGCCTGATGTGTGGATACCGTTTAATGACTCGATGGATATGATTACAGGATTTGGCCCGGGATATAAAAAAATAACAGTGCGCGATGATGTGGTCACTATACCATCCGACAAAATTGTCCCGTTTTCCCGCGCGAGTTCCGCGACCTATATCAATAAGTCCGGCGCTCTTACCATTGCAGAAATTAATGAGCCACGTTTTGAAAAAGAAGGGCTGTTAATTGAAGGGCAGAGAACAAATTACTTCACAAACTCAAACGCTCCGGAATTGTGGAATAAAAATCCAGGCCTGAAGATAAGCGAGACAAAAACCGATTCCAGGGGTTTTAAATATGCAACGTTTACCCCAGAAAAATATTTAGATAGTTCTGGCTCATATGGAATTATATCAGGGGCAGCAGCAAATAAGATAGCGGTAGTCAAAAATGATGCAGTTACAATATCCTTTAGAGCAAAAGGGGATAATGTAAGATTTGCGGCTAGATTTGATAAAGGGGATTCGCCAGTTGCTGTAGCTGCCATTTTTATTGATAGCGCCACACTAGATACATTCACGTCTGGAGCAGATGCGTCTAATATTGCTGTGAAAAATGTTGTTCGTGACGGTGAGTGGGTTGCTGTAGAGGCTGTTTATAAAGTAACAGACGACTCTACATATATTAACGGCGCCATTCTGATGTCAAACAAACTGGGTGCTAATTTTGATAAGACTAGTTTTATGGATGTAACCACCCCTCAAATAGAGCTAGGTTCTTGCTTATCATCATTTATTGTCACACCAGGTGTTCCTGCGACAAGGGCGAGTGATATGGTTATTTTTTCAACCAGAAATAACATAAGTTCTGTCCCTTTAAGCTGTCTTGTTGAAATACATAAAAATTGGGACTCTACGCCAAATCAGGCCCCACGAATTTTAACCACTATTGGCGTGGCGACTAATGATGAACAACTGGTATTGGCTTTCAGGACGCCTACAAGTCCGGATGTAGAACCTTTACCTTATGTTCAGTTTGGAGTGAGATCTGCATATCTTAGTCCATCTGTGAAGGCCGGGCGCAAAATGATTGCTGGTTTTGTCTGTAATAGCTCGACTGAATTTCGTTGCTGTTGTAATGGTTACCTGTCACCTGTTCAGACTTCGTCATGGAAGAATACCGGAGCTGCACATGAAATACGTATTGGGGGAACTTCTGCTGGAGGAGAACGTCACTTGTTTGGTCACGTTCGTAACCTGAGAATATGGCATAAAGAATTAACTGATGCGCAAATGGGGGAGAGTATTAAATGAAAGATTTAACACTCAAATTTGCAGACAGGGCCGACTTTTCGGCCTTTATGGAGAGCATTGGCTATTATGATGACGAGTTGATGCAGGATGATATTCTTATTGACGTGATAGGTAACGTGTACAAAGAAACCGGAGAACTGACTGAAGATGGCGAACCGGTATGTGTTAAGGAAGACGGATATTTTGTAAACGTGCGCATCATTAATGATGCAAAAAAATCGTCAATATTCGATGAATACGCGGTTGTTGTTGAACATCAACTTCGTGGCTGGATGTGAGGGAGACAAATGGCTACATCGACAGTAATTCCGGGAGACATCACCACGCTGAAGGGAGATGTCAGTAAAGCGAAGGAAGATATTTCCTCAATTAACAGTAAAGTATCAACGCTTCAGACTGATATGACCAGTGCAAAGCAGGATATCAGCTCCAGATACACAAAAACTGAAGTTGATAATAAGCTGAAAAACAAAGTGGAAGTGAACGATCTGGAAAGTGGTCGTTATGGCGGAGATTTTTATCCACTGACAGGTCGTGAAGCGTTTTATTTATGGAATTTGGCCACGACTACAGCGGCGGCAAACCTTTATCTTAATCCTGACCCTGCAATTTCGTCTGTACTGCGGTCAACATCGTCTATCCGCTATAAGCATTCAGTAGAGACGATAGATTCAGAGCACGCCGATCTCATTTTCAGGATGCGCCCTGTATGGTACAGGTCACAATGCGAAAATGACAGGCGTGACTGGGGATTCTACGGATTGATTGCCGAGGAAGTAGGAGAAATTGCCCCTCAGTTTGTACACTGGCGATCAGCTAACGAAGATGATGCACGGGAAGCTATTTCCAGCAATGGCCTTGTTGCCGAAGGTGTAATGTACGAACGTCTGGTTGTTCCACTGATTCACCATATCCAGAAACTGACCGAAAGAGTTGATGAACTTGAGTCAGAATTGAAGTTGTTATCAACTTCCCGAAGCGATATCGGATAAAGGAGGAGTAATGGATATAACACCTTTTCTTCATGCGCTTTGTGCTGTGGCTGCGCAGGTACTGATTGGTCTTTTTACCGGAAACTGGGTTTACGGGGCGATAGCCGGTTGTACGTTCTTCATTGCGCGTGAACACACCCAGGCAGAATATCGCTGGATTGAAATGTTCGGGCATGGCAAGCGAATGAATATGCCGTGGTGGGGCGGTTTTGATTCGCGCGCATGGGATGTGGCAAGCCTGATGGATTTTGCTGTGCCGGTGGTGGCGTGTCTGCTGGTCTGGCTGTTGGTTAATCGTGGGTGAAAAAAGGTGAGCTGTATATGCAACGGAGGAAGAAAGATCGTTGCTGGAAGCCTGAAAAAAGTATCGGGTGCTGCTAAACCGTGTGGACACTTCCGTAGCACCAGATATCGAGTGGCTTATTCAACCATAATAAACAGTATGTATATCATAGGTTATTAATTGTGAGTTTTTTCGGTGTGTTATTTGTTTGTTTGATGTTATGCTTTTGCGCCCCAAAAGGTTGTTTAGATGTATTTTATCAATTGATTTTCAATATCGTTTAATAAAGAAAAATTAAGCAAGCTGGATGTTGGTTTTTTGTTAATTGGATGGTTCTAATAATGTTTTTTTACTGTTGTTGAATGTGACTTGATAAGAAATGCAAGTAAAAATGATACTCTTTTTATTTTAAATTCAAACGGTTGACATATATATAGCAAGAGGTTTCAGGTGCGTTGTAGTGAGTTTATGTTAATAAAAAGTATAGTAAGCGTTGAAAAATGTAACTTTGAAATACGTTAGAATAAAAAACAATATACATATAATAATTTAATCTTAAATGAAATTTATTAAAATTTGCAAACTATAATTTTGTGTATAAAAATATAAATGCACATCATCCTGATTATGATTGTGTATTTAATTGGTTGTTATTTGACTGCTATCAACTTGTTTTAATTTTATGATAGGTGCAAG